TCATTATGAAACAGCGTTAGATCGTGCATTAACTAGATTTCGTCAGCGTAGCCCAAACGCAGTAGAAGAAAGCTACTGTTTTTTAACCCTCGAAAAGGATAAAAATGATTACATACTTCCTGCAGAAATTATCAACGTTCAGTCTGTTTTTAGACGAACACTTGGATCAAGAACTGGCGGCGGAACTGGAACAAACTTTGAGCCTTTCAATCTTGCGTATACTAACACGTACCTTTTAAATAGTACAATGATGGGCGGCATTGCAACATATTTTATGTTTGCTAGTTATCAAGAAATGATAGGTAAAATGTTCGGAGCATTTATTGAGTTTCAATGGGTTCCGACAAGTCGTACATTACGAATCCTACAACGTCCGTTTAGTGAAGGTGAAGTTATTGGTTTAAGAACACAAAATTTTAGACCAGATTATACTATTATCGAGGACCTCTATGCTAAACAATGGATACGTGATTATTCATTAGCCAACTGTAAAATCATGTTAGGTGAAGCACGTAGCAAGTTTCAAAGCATTGCTGGCCCACAAGGCGGCGGCAGCTTAAATGGCAATGATTTAAAATCTGCAGGTAAAGAAGAATTAACTGCTTTAGATAAAGAGCTAGAAACATTAGTCAGTGGTGGCACTGGCTACACATTTGTTATAGGTTAATTATGAAAGTACATGAAATTTTAAACGAAGAGTGGAGTCAAAAATACAAAAATAGTATTAACTGCTCAAACCCTAAAGGTTTCTCACAGAAGGCTCACTGTGCCGGTAAAAAGAAACACAACGAAAGTGTAGATGCAGAACAACTATTTGATGCTATTGAAGAAATGGTAGAAGCACTAGCAGAAGCACACGGTGTTGATGCTGAACAAATTTGGGAAGACTTTGAATCCGTTGATGACAACGAACTATTAGATGAATCTGCCGCATGGCATCGTTCTGCGGGCAAAAGTAAGAGTGGCGGATTGAATCGTAAAGGTGTTGCTAGTTATCGTAGAGAGCATCCTGGTAGCAAACTACAAATGGCGGTGACAACAAAGCCTAGTAAACTGAAGCCTGGTAGTAAGGCAGCTAAACGCCGTAAATCATTCTGTGCTAGAATGTCAGGTGTGAAAGGCCCAATGAAAAAACCCAATGGCAAACCAACAAGAAAAGCTCTAGCATTGAGAAAATGGAATTGTTAATATGAAAGTACATGAAATTATCACAGAGGCCAGTCATGGCGGTATGAAAAAAATTGATGATACGCACAAGTCTGCTATGAAAAATGCCATGACATTTCCTAAAATGAATATGAGTACCGGTTCAGCTTACTTAGGTTGGAGAATGGGTATCGCAATGGCCGGTGCTCCTGACTATCCTACAAAAATGAATGCAGACAATTGGATCGGCGGAGATCCCCTACTATCAACTTATACCAAGGAAGAAATGGACATTGTCAATGCCGCAGCCAAAGCAATTGGCGGTGGATCTGCTCAAAACTGGAGCGGAGATCGTAGTAAAGAGATTGCTGGAACCAATACAGCAAGTCCAGTTGCTAAAAGAAAACTGAACAAATACGGCATATAAATCTCTTGACCCTGTAATAAAAGTGTTATATACTAACACAAATTTACGGGGTTTCTTATGATCATAGGCGTATGCGGTTTTATTGGTTCGGGCAAAGATACAGTTGCTGACTATCTTACTAACTTTCACGGATTTAGACGAGAATCATTTGCAGGCAGTTTAAAAGATGCAGTAAGCATGGTCTTTGGCTGGGATCGTACCATGTTAGAAGGCCGCACAAAATCTGCACGTGAATGGCGTGAACAAGTAGATCCATGGTGGGCACAACGCCTAGACATGCCTAACCTAACACCACGTTGGGTCTTACAATATTGGGGCACAGAAGTATGCCGCAAAGCATTCCACGATGATATCTGGATTGCAGCCTTAGAAAACAAACTCCGTAATAGCAAAGACGACATTGTTATTAGTGATTGCCGATTTCCTAACGAAATTAAATCAATATGGGATGCAGGTGGCATTGTAGTTCGAGTAGTTCGCGGCCCTGAACCCGAATGGTATCAGGATGCTATTAACTTTAACGAAGGTGACCGGAACATGTCCTGGGCCACTAGTAGATCTAGATTAGAGAGACTGAAAATTCATGCCAGCGAAACTGCCTGGGTTGGAACTGATTTTAATGCTGTTCTAGATAACAACAGTACTATAGATGATTTGTTTGCTCAAGTTAAAGATCTGGTACAAGATCACCTTGCTTCCAACGAATCCCTTCCTTGTGTAACACTCGAGCACAATTAGCACAAACAGTTTTTAAATTAGTAGGGCGGCTATTATTAAGATTGCCGTCAACGTGAAATACGTTAAACTGTTCTAGAAACTTTGATTTAAACCCGCATTTATCACATAGAGATTTCATGCGGTAACCATCTCTATGCCATTTGGGTTCTCCGCTACGAATCCCACCATGATGTAGGCATGCCTCGCACTTTTTACGATAGTAAGTACGTCCGTTTTTAATGTAGTTAATAGCCGCGGGTCTAATCCCGCAAATGCATAGTGGTCTTGCCATAACGTATTTATACCGGACCTTTTCACCCCCTTTTCCTGGGCTTATTACTAGCATTTTTTATCCAAATACTATAAATACTAGTAGAACAAAAACCTTAGGAGATTCCAAGATGGCATTAAGTTCACCAGGCGTACAAGTCAGCGTAATTGACGAATCATTTTATACACCAGCAGAACCTGGCACAGTCCCTTTGATTGTGGTAGCGACAGCTGAAAACAAACAAAACGGCGGAGGCACCGGCATCGCCCCGGGAACACAAGTTGCCAACGACGGAACCGTTTATCTACTAACAAGTCAGAAAGACCTAGCAGATACATTTGGAGATCCAGTTTTCAAAACTGACTCTAACAATAACCCTATCCATGCAGGCGAGCAAAACGAATATGGTTTGCAAGCTGCCTACAGTTTACTAGGTGTTAGCAATCGTGCATTTGTAGTGCGAGCAAATGTTGACTTAGATCAACTAAATGCCAGCGCAGAAGCACCGTCAGCTAATCCAGCAAATGGTACATATTGGTTAGACACACAAAATACAGCATTTGGTATTTTTGAATGGAACGATGCACCAGCGACTGCTGGAGGGCAGATGTTTGTTAAGAAAACACCAATCGTTATTACAGATACAAATAAGATCGATGGCGACATGCCAAAAAATTCAGTTGGTGCAATCGGCGACTATGCGGTTGATGCAACACAAACTCCTGTTTCTATATTCCACAAGAATACTACAGGCGACTGGGCAAAAGTTGGTAGCGATGCATGGTCCGCTAACTTGCCAGTAGGCACTGTTACTGTAGCAGGTCTTGCTACAGGTTCTACTAGTTTCAATGTTAACGGTACTGCTATTAATTTAAATGGACCATGGAATGGTAGCAACATTGCAACTCAAATTAGTGCAATTAACGGATTAGACGCAACATACAGCTCTGGTAAAGTAACTCTTTACATTACTGACACCGCAGTTCCCTCAATCCATATTACAGGCGGCCCAGCCCCACAAACTGGGTTTGTTAATAATGAGTACTTTTATGCTCCTCGACTAGCTATTGCTAAACACACAGCAGTTCCTCAATGGAAACACGGAGTATCTGCACAAAAAATAGCACCAACAGGTTCTGTATGGATCAAGACAACTGAGCCAAATGGTGGCGCACGTTGGAGAGTTAAGCGTTTTAATGCAGGTACTGCGTTATGGGAAGCTGTAGAAGCTCCTATTTACACAACAGCATCTGCCGCACTTAAAGCTCTAGATAATATTGGCGGCGGTATAAATCTACCAGTTGGTACATTGTTTACTGAGGCTAATGCAACTAAAGTTTCTCCAAACGAAGCAGATTTTAATATCTATCGTCGTAAAGCAAGCGGTGCTACTACAGTTACATCAGCAGTAATTACTGACACAACACTTGACGGTAGCGAAGGTTATACATTTACTATTAAAGAAAGTATAGCCGGTGATGATATGATGTCTGATGCTGCAACAATTACTTTTAATTCAGAGGCTACTGGCGCAGGTAAAGGTATTGTCGATGCTGAACTTGTTGCGGGGGCAATTAACAGTGCAGGTCTTGTAAATGTTCAAGCTTCAGTTGATAGTCAAAATCGCGTAGTAATTACTCATACTAAAGGTGGTGAAATAGCATTTAAAGATACTTACTGGGGTAGCAATAGCTCGTTCTTAGTTGCATCGGGGCTAGCGGCTTCAGCAAATATGTATGCAGCCCCAGAGGCAGCCGTTGATCCTTACATTGCCAGTTTATGGGCACCATTAAGCTACACAGCAGGCATGGACGCTCCTATGGCATTAGCGGCAGACGGCACATTATGGTATAGCTCAGTGATTGACGAAATTGACATTATGATTCATGATGGCAATACATGGGTTGGTTATGCAAATGGCACAACTGATACAGATCCAATGGGACCAATTGTCAGTGCTACTAAACCCGAAACACAAAGTGATGGCGAGACAATGCTAGTCACTGGCGATCTATGGATTGACACAAGCGACATTGAAAACTTTCCAATTATCCACAAATACAACGCAGATTTAATGACATGGGTATTAGTTGATAAAACAGACCAATCAACAGAAGACGGTGTACTATTTGCAGATGCTCGCGCAGGTGCAGATGGCGGCTCCCCTACAATGGCGCCTGATTCAACAATTGTTGAACTATTAAGCAGTGACTTCTTAGACTTTGACGCTCCAGATCCTGCACTATATCCAAAAGGTATGTTGCTATGGAACCTACGTCGTTCAGGATTTAACGTTAAAAAATATCATAAGAACTACGTTAATACAGCAGACGATAACATCCGCCAAGGTGGTGATTCAATGGCTGAATATTACCCACATCGTTGGACAACTGTTTCTGCTAATCAAGCTGACGGTTCGGGTACATTTGGCCGTAAGGCTCAACGTGCAGTAGTTGTACAAGCTCTACAAGCTACAGTTAATACTAACCAACAGATCCGTGACGAAGAAAGCCGCGTGTTTAACTTGATTGCTTGCCCAGGATATCCTGAACTAATTGGCGAGTTGATCAGCTTGAACTATGATCGTGGTCTAACAGCATTTGTAGTTGGTGACACACCTGCTCGTTTACATGCCGATGCTACTAGTTTACTAGCATGGGGTAACAACCTAAATGGCGCACTAGAAGACAATGATATTGGTGCAACTAGCTTTGACGAATACATGGGTATGTTCTATCCATGGGGTTACACAAGCGACAACTTTGGTAACAATGTTGCTGTTCCTCCAAGCCACATGATCTTAAGAACTATTGCCCTAAACGACCAAGTTGCTTATCCATGGTTTGCACCAGCTGGTGTACGTCGTGGTGGTATTACTAATGCAACAGCAGTTGGTTATATCAGCAGCGAAGGTGAATTTAAGTCAGTTGCATTAAACAATGGTCAACGTGATACATTGTATGAATCAAAGATTAATCCTATTACATTCTTAACAGGTACAGGACTAGTTAACTATGGTCAAAAGACACGTGCTCGCGCAGCCAGTAGCTTAGATCGTATTAACGTAGCACGTTTAGTTTGCTACCTACGTAGACAACTAAGCGCACTAGCTAAGCCTTACATCTTTGAGCCAAATGACAAAGTAACAAGAGATCAAATCAAGAACGCAGTTGACGGTTTAATGCTTGAACTAGTTGGTCAACGTGCATTGTATGATTATGTTTGCGTATGTGACGAGTCTAATAATACACCATCGAGAGTTGATCGTAACGAACTATGGATTGATATTGCAATTGAGCCAGTTAAGGCAATTGAATTCATCTACATTCCATTACGCTTGAAGAATACTGGCGAAATCGCCGCATTAGGTTAATCCTATAAATAATATACAGGAGCTATAATATGGCAATCGCAACACTAAACAAATTTTCAGTACCATTAGCTGGTTCTCCACAGAACCAGGGTATGCTAATGCCAAAGTTAAAGTATCGTTTCCGCGTTACTTTGCAAAACTTTGGTGTTGGCGGCAATACTACTGAAATCACTAAAATGGTAGTGGACTTTACTCGTCCAACTATTACATTTGATGATATTACACTAGACACATACAACAGTAAGATCTTCATGGCTGGTAAGCATACATGGAGTGACGCTACTCTAAACATCCGTGATGATGCTAACGGTAACGTAACTAAGCTAGTAGGTGAGCAACTACAGAAACAATTTGACTTTTTTGAAATGTCATCTGCTGCATCTGCTATTGATTATAAGTTCGTTACAGTTTGCGAAATCTTAGACGGTGGTAACGGTGCATTTACTCCTAATGTTCTTGAAACATGGGAATTATATGGCTGCTACCTAAAGGCTGCAAACTATAACAACGTAGCATACAATGCCAACGAGGCTGCAACTATTGCATTAACAATCAAGTTTGATAATGCACAGCAAACAGCACAAGGCACCGGCGTTGGTACTAACGTAGGTTGGTCTGGTACAAGTACGCTAGCAACAGGCGTTAAGTAATCTACTTAATAGATACAAAAAAGCGACTTTGGTCGCTTTTTTTGTAATCTCATAATATACCCAGTTAATTTAATTGGCTAAATATTGTTATGGCAGATAAATCAATTGGTCAGTTTATCACTGACATTTCAAACCCCAAAGGCAATGTTGCAGACTTTCGTCATGCGTCACGATTATTTGTCGATGATAGTTTTAGACTGGCTCCTAAAAGTAAATTTAATTATCATGTGTCTTTCAGCATTGACACTAGAGCACTAAAAAGTTTAAATTTTGATTATCGTCACAGAAATGAAATTAATATGCTGGTTAAGAAATGTGATTTACCTAAATTCACAATAAGTACTGAAACACTAAATCAGTATAATAGAAAAAAGATTGTACAGAATAAAGTTGACTACACACCGGTTAATATAACATTTCACGATGATCGATTAGGTGTCACTAGACAGTTATGGGAAAACTATTTTGCCTATTACTATGCAGACTCTACTGTGGCTAAACAAGCAGGCGCATACAATAGAACAGCAATGGCTGCTTCATCCTTTGTCAAAACTCCTTACGGATTTGATAACAATAGTAGTGTACCTTTCTTTCAAAAGATTACAATTTATCAAATGGCCAACAAGCAATATGCTAGTTACACACTAATAAATCCAGTAATTACAGCATGGAATCATGATACATTAGACTACGGTTCAAGTGTTCCAGCCGAACAGTCAATGACTGTAGCGTACGAAGCAGTTGCATACGACACTGGATATGTTAGTCAAGGCAATCCTCCAGGATTTGCTCAAGATCATTACGATACATTACCAAGTCCGTTAAAACTAGCAGGCGGATCTAGTAATAATCTTTTTGGTCCAGCAGGTGTATTAGCTGGTGCTGAATCTGTATTTGGTGCTGTTTCAAGTATGCTAGCTGATCCAAGTAGTATAACTATTAACGATATATTACGTACTGGTACGCAAGCAATTAACACATACAATAGTGCAAAAAATCTTAATCTTGCTGGTGTGAAAAACGAACTAAGTAATGCAAGTTATAATGCTGCCGTTACTGGAGTTCGGTCAATTGCTAATCAACCAATTAGCGGATTAACTAACTTTTCATTCCCTATTAACAATGGTGGGAATACAAATACAGTAGCAACACCAAGAGATTTAGGACCATAATGACTACTTCTATAAATTTACCTAAGAGTGCCGGCACCGATAGTGCAGATCAAGTTAAAAGTTTCTTTGATCGATATTTTCAACACCAAGTTACATTTCCTAGTAATCAGATTGATGCAGTTTTAGGATATTTTTTAAAACGCGGTTTTCAAGAAGAGGCTGCAAAAAGTACAAGTATTGTATTGTTAAATCAAGCTCGTATAGACAACATTCCAGTATTTCAATTATTAGATACGTTAAAAGGACTAACTGATAGTCAGTTAAGCCAAGTAGTTACTGAAGTACTAAACATATACCGAGAGAAATCTTCGGCGTTAGGTTTCAAAATTATTCAAACAGACGAAACCATCGAAAGTCGAAATATTAAACCATAATGAGTCGTTTTGCTCAAGGTAAATTTACAATTACTAACCCAGATAAGTATGTAGGAAACAAAGCACCTACTTACAGAAGTAGTTGGGAATGGCACTTTATGCGATTCTGTGACCAAGATCCCCGTATAATGAAATGGGCTAGCGAAGCAATTAAAATTCCCTACAAAGATCCGTTTACTGGTAAAGGTACGGTGTATGTACCCGACTTCTTTATCCAGTATGCAGATGCCAAAGGTAAAATACAAGTTGAATTGATCGAAGTAAAACCACAAAATCAAACACTATATGAAAAAGTAGGCAAAAATAAACATAACCAGTTACAATTTGCCAAGAATCAAGTAAAATGGCGAGCAGCCTACGAATGGTGTGCTAAACAGGGCATAAAATTTAGAATTTTAAACGAACAAGACTTATTCCACAATGGTCGAGCGAGATAAGTATTATTATGAAAAAACTTGAAGAACTCTTAAATTTGCCCGAAAGCAAAAAGACTATTAAAAAGGCCGAAAAAGAAAAAGCAGCAGAAGTTGCACAACCCTTTCTTCGAGACATGAGTGAGTTTGATAAAATTGCGGCAGCATTGCCAGCTGTAAAAGGTCTAGGTGATGCTAGCGATGAAGAGTTTGATGCACTAGCACAGCGAGCTACAGATGCTTATGATGACCTAATGGACTTAGGCATGAACGTAGAAGCACGTTACTCAGGACGTATCTTTGAAGTTGCAGGCGGCATGCTTAAAAATGCTATTGACGCAAAAGCCGCTAAAATTGACAAAAAACTTAAGATGATTGAACTTCAACTTAAAAAGCAAAAACTCGACCAAGATGCAGGCCAACAAGACAACAGTGTAGATGTTACCGGATCCGGGGTTATTGTATCAGACCGTAATAGTTTAATCGAAAAACTACGTAATATGAAATAAATATAATATCAGGACTAGATTATGAAATCGTTTACAGAATACTTAATGGAAAGCAAAGAAGAGAAGAAATACTCTTTTAAAATTAAAATCGCCGGTGATCTTCCAGAAAACTGCGAAGATGTAATGGAAACCGCTTTACAAAAATATCAAGTAGCTAAGTTCACAAAAACTAAAACTACTCCTATTCAGGCTAAACTACGTGATTTTCCTACTATGGAAAATGCACAAGTTAACATTTTTGAAGTTGATTTAGAGTATCCAACTACTAGTTCAGTATTGACAAATTACATGATAGAACAAACAGGTCTTACTGCTGAACGTATTAAAGTACGTAGTCCATTGGAAGATGCTGAAAGTGAATTAAATGCAGAGCATCTTGAAGTTGATGCGAAGGCACTGCTAACACAAGACTATCAAAAAGAAAATAACCAAAATACTGTTGGCGACAAAGGTGTTAGTAATTTTCTTAAAGACCTAGCAAAGGTTAGAAAAGAACAAGTACAATATAAGGGTGTAAACGATGCTATCCTAGCAAAGAAATCACCAAAAGAAAAAGCACAAGATCAAGCTAAACCAAGTGCTGGCACAAGTCCGATAGGTTCTGCTAAAGGAAAAACAAAATGAACTTTAATGAACTATTTCAAAAGATGAGAGAGCTAGATGCTCCGGTTAGCGAAGAATTAAAAGGCAATCAAGATAAATTAGATGTAGATAAAGACGGCGACATTGAAGCTGATGATTTAAAAGATCTACGTGCTAAAAAAGAAGTTGACGAAGATGTAGTTGATGAATGTGGAATGATGCCTAGTCCAATGAGTAGTCCTGGACAACAAGATTCTATTAGCGCAAACGTCAGCATGAATGCTAGCGGTCAAGGTGGCATCCGTGATCTAATGGCAATTCTTCGCAATATTGAAAATGGTGGTGATGAACATCACGGAGATGATGAACATGATATGGCAATTGCGATCGATGGAATGGCAGATGAACCAGAGCCTTTACTTGGCATGGATGAAGCTGAAGGTGGAGGTTTTGACCGTGCAACCACTGCTCCGAATCCACAAACAGCTCCAGTAGGTGCTGCTTTCCCAAAAGGTAATGATATCTCTAGCCATGGCGATAACGAAAGACCTAAAGTAAACGGTGGCGGTAATCCTTACGGAGTAACTGCTGAAAGTTTAATTCCAAGACTTAGCAATCTTTATCAAGAAGTAAAAAGTCGTTAATTAGCTATAAGCTATTCAAAGAGGCCCTAGAGGCCTCTTTTTTATTGTAAATAACAGATGGCAACAAAATCATTAGATGGCGTCTTAACCAAAAAAGCGCATACTCGAGAAACGTTCACTGAATCGCATATTCAGGATTTGGTCGCATGTTCTGATCCTAATAACGGTTATCATTATTTTTGTAAAAATTATTTTTATATACAACATCCTGTTAAAGGTAAGATGTTGTTTGAGCCGTTTGATTTCCAAACTCGATTATTAGATGCATATCATAATCATCGATTTAATGTAAACATGTTACCTCGCCAGATGGGTAAAACTACATGTGCGGCAGGATATTTGTTATGGTACGCAATGTTCCATCCTGATCAAACTATTCTTATTTCAGCACACAAGTTTACTGGATCGCAAGAAATTATGCAACGTATAAGATATGCTTATGAGTTGTGCCCTGATCATATTAGGTCAGGGGTTGTAAACTATAACAAAGGGAGTATTGAATTTGATAATGGATCACGTATTGTCTCTACAACTACTACTGGCAACACAGGTCGTGGTATGTCTATATCCTTACTATACTGTGACGAGTTTGCCTTTGTACCTCCAAACATTGCAGATGAGTTTTGGACATCAATTTCCCCAACACTAGCAACTGGTGGACGAGCAATCTTAACATCAACACCTAACAGTGATGAAGATACATTTGCTATTATCTGGAAAGAAGCAAATAAAAAGTTTGATGAGTTTGGCAATGAACAAGATGTAGGTGTTAATGGGTTCTTTCCTTTTACCTGCTCATGGAACGAACATCCAGACCGTGATGATGCATGGGCAACATTAGAACGTGGTCGTATTGGTGAAGAACGTTTTCGTCGAGAATACAACTGCGAATTCTTGGTCTATGATGAAACACTAATTAACAGTATTCACCTAGCCGGAATGGAGGGCAAACAACCTATTATGAATATGGGACAAACCCGTTGGTATAAAGAACTCAGCAAAGATAACATCTATGCTGTTAGTCTTGATCCTAGTTTAGGTACAGGCGGTAACTCGGCTGCTATACAAATATTTGAATTACCATCTTTTACACAAGTTGGAGAATGGCACCATAACCTAACTCCCATACAAGGACAAATTCGAATATTAAAAGAAATACTTCTATACATACAAGAATCTATAGGTAGCGACAACAGCTCTAACATATATTGGTCTATTGAAAACAACAACATTGGAGAAGCTGGCCTAGTGTGTATTCGTGATATAGGTGAAGATCAGTTTCCGGGACTATTTGTAAGCGAACCTATTAGGAAAGGGCATGTGCGTAAATTCCGTAAAGGGTTTAATACTACACACAAGACTAAAATATCAGCGGCTGCTAGATTAAAACACCTAATAGAAACTAACAAAATGAAAATTAGCAGTAAACCGCTAATTTCAGAGCTAAAAGCATATATTGTTACTGGTGTTAGCTTTAAAGCAAAAGTAGGTGAGGAAGATGACCTAGTTAGTGCATTATTGTTAATTGTACGTATGAGTCAAGTGCTTGCAGACTGGGATGCTAGAGTATTTGACAGTTTTAGCAGTAATGACGGAGCCAGTGAAGAAGATTATGAGCTGCCAATGCCTATATTCGTTTCGTCTAGTTTATGATAAATATCAATATGGACAAAAATCTCGACCCAATCGCTAAAGAACTATTCGGTAAAATTCGTACACAATTTCCGAAAATTCAACTTGGCGATGCAAATAGTAAAGTAACTGATCGACCTAAAGATGCTCGTTTTTTCGAATTTGATTTTGTAAAAAACGGAAAGAATTTAGGGTCTATTAGTATCAGTATTGCCGATGCAGAAGCTGAAGCAAACGAAGATGACATCACCGACAATGATGGAATGGTTGTTATGTACAGCAATGACATAATAGACAATCAGCCTGATGGTGTGAAACGACAATGGTTTAATTTTTTAAGAGAACTTAGAGAATTTGCCAAACAAAAAATGATGAATTTTTCAATACGTGATATTACTAAAAACAATTTAGACAAACGAGATTATAAATTTATGGCCAAGAACAACGGAGAAGGCAGTATGACCGAAAGTAAACTATGGGGCACATCCAAGACTAGTTATCAAAACATGGGTGAAGCTAAACTCATTGTTAAACATAGTCAACCAGTAAACTATGCACACGCGGCAGGTAGAACACTACATATTGAAAGTATCTATGTAGAAAATTCAGAAGGTGAAAGATTTAAGTATCCTGTAAAACATCTTAATGGCGCTCGTGCATTAGCTACTCACGTGGCACACGGTGGTACACCTTATGACGGTATTGGTCAACACATTACTGGCTTAAGTGAAGAATTAAACAAATTAAGAATGTTTAAAGGCTATGTTGATCGCAACTCTATGGTTAGCGAAGCAATGGGAAATATTCAAACTAAAGTGTACGAGCGTATTGATCAAGTTAAAAAAGAAATTCGTAGCCTACAAAACCAAAGTTACTACGAGTCATTTGCAGAATCATTTACTGTAAAAGAAGCACAAGAGATCCCAGAAGATTTAGTTAATGATTGGGTTGACCGTTTAACTATTCGTACATTTAACGAAGAATTAAAAAATGTGTTTCCATACATTTATAAACTAGTAGGTGAAGAAGTTGATGTTGTTAAAGAATTAACGGTAGAAGATTTGCTAGGCGAAGAGGAAGAAGATATGGATGAAGGCGCCAAGTGGCGTGATCCCAAGTTTAAAGATAAATTTTATACACAAGAACCCGACGACAGTGACGACTATGATAGCCTAAGCTACGGATATGACACGCCAGAAAGACCAGAAAACGATCCGGGTCAAAAACGTAGAATGGGCGGTGTAGGCGATGAATGGGAAGTTACAGATAAACTTTCAAGAGGCCATATGGACACTGGCAATACTACAGGTGGAGCACATTGGAGTGGTATGGCTCACGGTGATCGTGAAAAAGGAGATACCACTCCATCAGATATAAGCAAATGGACCTCTAGCCCATACAAAGATAGTGCTGTGCTTGTTAAAGGGCCGAGAAAAGGACTTATTAGCAAGAGCGGGATTAGAGATGTAAAAGATCGTATTAGAGGCGCATTAGGGCACCACCATACACCTAACTTACCAGAAGAAGATCAATTTGAAGCATTCTTAAATAATATAGTCAGTGAAGAAAGTGATTTATTTAACACAGATGAAGAAGGACAAAGTGCCGCAATACAAAAATTAAATCAATTAATTGGCCAAGAACTACCTGTTGGAACTGACGGAACTAATGCAATACAAAGTTTAGCAGGTATTATTGATGATCACGAATTACAAGATGCATTTAAACAATTAGGCAAAGTAAGTCCAGAAACAGATGCTCGTGATATTATTAAGAGTTATTTAGAAAAACACGACGAAGAGAATGGTACAGATATTGCTAGCAAGATCAATTTTGATAGTACTACACCTGCGCCAGCGGCACCTGCTCCTGAAGCACCACCTGTTGAGCCGGCCGCAGCAGCCCCTGCACCAGCTGAACAACCTGCACCAGTTGCAGAAGAAAAAGAAGATCCACCATTTGATCCTGACCCTCCTAAGAAAGACGGAGACAAAGATCAGTTTGGTAATACTATTAAACACAAAGCACGTCATCTAGCTAAGAAAGGAATGGCTGATGCTATTGCCAAAGCTAAGAAAGCGGGAGCAACTGCTGAAACAGTTGTTAACTTTGGATTTGGTGAAATGACACTAGGTGAGGCTATTGGTAAGGCTGGTCTAGATGTTGAAGAATTTTTTGAAAGCTCTAGTAAGGAAAATGAAGTTGTTGAGTTTGTTAAATCAATGTATGATGAAACAACTGGTAATTTCCCCAAAGGTGAAACTGGCGTATTGTTAGCAGTTGAAAAACAATTCGGCGAAGATGCTGCCAAGGTAGCACACGGTGTAATCAGCGAACTATCACAAATTTACGAATCAAGAAGACTACGTCAATTGGCAGGAATAACAGAATCTGGCTTACAAAAACCGCAAGCTGATGTTGCTGACATGTTCAAACATTTTAATTCAATGTTTAGATAATTGGCAAAACTCGCTCACATTTAAGCAAGATATCTCTTGCAAAGCTAAATAAAAGTGCGTACAATACAATGTATGCACTTTTTTACTTTACAATGGTGTAAAGTAGATATAGGCAAACTTTAAATTATATAGGCTAACAATAGGAGATAATCATGGCATCATTAGCTGAAATCAGAGCAAAGCTCAAAGAGCAAGAAGGTAATTCAAAAGGTGGCGGTGAACGTACCGGTGGAGATAATTCCATTTATCCTTTCTGGAACTTAAAAGAAGGTTCCGAATCAACAGTCCGTTTTTTACCTGACGGAAATCCTGACAATACATTTTTCTGGGTAGAACGTGCAATGATCAAATTGCCATTCGCTGGAGTAAAAGGTTCTACTGACAGTAAACCAGTGACTGTCAATGTGCCTTGTATGGAAATGTATGGCGAAACTTGTCCAATCCTTGCAGAAGTGCGTGGTTGGTTCAAAGACCCAGCGTTAGAAGATATGGGTCGTAAATATTGGAAGAAGCGTAGCTACATTTTCCAAGGATACGTTGTTGAAGATGGTCTTAAAGAAGAAAATCGTCCTGAAAATGCAAATCGTCGTTTCATTATTGGACCACAGATTTTCCAATTGATTAAAGGTGCATTGCTTGATCCAGAAATGGATGACATGCCAACTGACGCAGTTAACGGCGTTGACTTTAAATTAATTAAGACTTCAAAAGGTGGTTATGCCGACTACTCTACTAGCAAGTGGAGCCGTCGTACACGCCCGTTAGATAGCGCAGAAATCGCTAATTTGGAAACACACGGTTTGTTTAATCTTAAAGATTACTTGCCTAAGAAACCAACTGACGTCGAAATTAAAGTCATTAAAGAAATGTTTGAAGCATCAGTAGATGGCGAACCATTTGATATGGATCGTTGGGGTCAGTACTTCAAACCAGCAGGCATGGGTCAAGCTACAGGCGATCCTAACTCTGCACCTAAGGCAGCGGCACTAGTCGCTAAGGCAGCACCTGCTCCAGTGGCAGATGAGCCAGCACCTTGGGAAGATGACGTTGCTACAGCAGAGAAATCATTCTCAGCACCTAAGCAAGAATCAGCACCAGCTGCCGCAGGCGGCGGTCGTGCAGAAGACATTCTTGCTATGATTCGCAATCGTAACAAGCAGTAAGCATTAGAGTAAGTATAGGGTTTCGGCCCTATACTTCTCGCCACTATTAGGAGAATAACTATGGCTAAATTAAACAAACTCGCAAAAGTAAATGAAAATATCAGTCTCAATCGTTATGACAACGGCTTTATGGTAGAAGTTAGTGGTCGTGATAAAAAAGAAGATTGGAAGACCGCTAAGGTCATGTGCAATACAGAAGAAGAACTCATTGCAGTGATTAAAGAGTGGATCACAATGGACTTGGATAATTAATTATGGCAACAAAAGCATTTGATTTATCTAAATTCCGCAAAACACTAACCAAGTCTATTGATGGGTTAGGTGTTGGCTTTAATGACCCAACAGATTGGGTTTCAACTGGCAATTATGCTCTCAACTACCTTATTAGTTCCGACTTTAATAAAGGTGTTCCACTTGGTAAAGTCACTGTACTTGCCGGTGAATCTGGCGCAGGCAAGTCATATATCTGCTCAGGTAACTTGATCCGCCATGCTCAAGAGCAAGGTATCTATGTTGTGCTTATTGACAGTGAAAATGCTCTTGATGAGAAATGGTTACACGACTTAGGTGTTGATACTAGCGAAGAAAAGTTGTTAAAACTTAATATGGCTATGATCGATGACGTGGCAAAAACTATTTCGGAATTCATGAAAGAGTATAAAGCTATGCCAGAAGAAACTCGTCCAAAGATTCTGTTTGTTATTGATTCTTTGGGTATGTTGTTAACGCCAACAGACGTTAATCAGTTTGAAGCAGGCGAAATGAAAGGTGACATG